GTGCTTAGGTCACCGAGAGCCGTGTACAGGGCCTCGGCTTCAGCCTTGATCTTGTCGCCACCGAAGAATCCGGCGATCTGCCCGCCGGCCAGCAGTACATTGCCAAGGGTTAGCTGCACCCCTTTTGCCAGCGTTGCCGCAGAGCTGGTGACAACAATGGAGAATGCATTCCACACAGTGGTCAGCGTGCCGGTGACGTACTGCCCCGCGGTCAGTGCCTGGTCAATTGCCGGACCGACCTTATTGGCCATCTCGCTGGCTTTCTCGGCCAGGTCGTTGAGATCGATTTCGCCGAGCTTCTCGATGTACTTCTCGATGGATTCGGCGCCGTTGACGAATGTGTCAGACAGCGACTGCGCCAGCTTGTCGAGCCGGCCATCCTTGTCCATCTCGTCGATCTTGGCAGCCACTTCGCCAAGCTTCTGCTTGACGTAGTCCATGGCGCCGGACTTGGAGATACGGTCGAGGAAATCAGCCCACACGTCGCGCAGGTTACTGACCCGCCCAGTCAGGGTGCTCATGTTCTCGGCGGCAGCACCCGTGGCACTTTTGCCCATCTCATCGATGAGCGCCTTGATCACGTCGCGACCCAGCCGGCCTTCGGTGGCCAGTTTGCTCAGCTGCGCGGCGTTCTTGCCGGTGACCTTTTCCAGCAGGCCCCAGACCGGCACGCCGCGTTCGACCAGCTGCAGGATCTCCTCGGTCTGCAGCTTCTGCTTGGCATAGGCTTGGCCGAGCGCTGACGAGATACCCGTCAGCCGCTCCATGCCGCCGCCGAGCTGTTCGTTTTTATCGACTACGGCCTGCAGCGCTCCGTCCATAGGGTCAAGCCCGTAAGACTTGAGCAGCGCGAAGGCGTTGGTCACATCCGCCACTTCCAGCGGGGTGTTCTTGGCAAAGTCACGGATCCAGGCGGTGGCCTGCTCACCGCCGGCAATGCTGCCCATCAGCGAGGTCATGCGCTTGTCGAGCAGCTCGAACTGGTCGCCGGTCTTGAGCATCGAGTAGATGCCGTCACGCACCAGGTTGAGCCCGCGCTGCACCAAGTTGAAGGCGGCATTCAGGGAGATGTAGGCGGCAGCGAAGGCCAGCACCTGCTTGGCACCCCGCGACATGACCTCGCGCCCGGCGGCAATCCGGGAGTTGTGTTCAGCAGCCGTGCGGCTGGCGGCGGACTGGTCACGCTGTAGTGCCTTGAGCTGCTGACCGTTGCCAGCCAACGCCGTCTTGGCTTTATCGACCTCTGCAGCCAGGCGCTTTTCTTCGTCGGCCAGTTTGCTGGTATCGATGCCGGCGGCTTTTGCGGCCTTCTCTTGATCGGCCAAGCTGACATTGAGGGCATCCAGTTGCCGTTGCATGCGCCGCGCTTCGCGCTCGGCGTCCTTCAGGGACTGCTGCAAGCCGGCGGCCTCGGGGGCCTTGTTCAGCGCATCGCGCAGTTCTTTAACCTGCAGGTCGGCCTGCACCAGTGATCGCTCAGCCTGCGCGGCGGCACGCTGGGTGCTTTCCAACCCTTTGGCCAGGCCACGTGCATCCTTGGCCGAATCAAGCACTTTGCCCAGGCCTTCGGCCTCTTCGCGCAATGACTCCAGAGCGGCCGCGCTTTTCTTGGCCTCAGGCGATAGCTCGTCTTTGCCGCGCAGGACGAACTGGATCAGGCGCTCTTTGATGCCGGCCATTCACTTTTCTCCGGGTATAAAAAAACCCGCCGAGGCGGGTTTGTGTTGAAGCTAAAGACTTATTGGGCCAATTCGCGCCTAGCCCGCGGGGAGTTGACCGGAATCAGTCCAACTGTCTTACAGACAGAGCAGGCCTTAGTTGAGGCCGCATGACGCCAAATACTGTAGATGAGCCCCGGAATCAGGAGGCAGATCCATAAAACCAGCTCTATCAGAATCGAGCCTGGGACATGCCGCCTACCGTCATTTACGGAACCGCAGGCCGGACAATAGAACTTAGCCATCTTGCGTTTGTTGGCGGCAGGGGTAACTTTGTCTGCCGCAAAACGCAGCGCTGAATCTGCTTTTTGCGCAAGGGCGCCCACAGTCAGCGGCGCGGGTATTGATACGGCCTCTGATTTGCGCTTCTTTAGAGCAATAGCTTTTTCATAGTAAGCACCGCAATCAGGGCACCGAAGAGGGTCGCCGAATTCGATTTTTGGGGCTTCATGGTTACAGCTTGGACATTGCATGGGCATCCCTCCCGAGAATTTTCGCCACCTGACTCTATCCCACGAGCGCCGGGCAAGGCCATCCCTGGCCACTAGCATCATGCCGACTTGTTGACCATCTGCATCTCGCAAAACTTGGAGATGTCGTTGCTGATCACCAGCGGGTCGGCCAGCAGCTCGGCGTTGGCTTCGAGCTTGATGTACTCCTGGCCGAACACGTTGAGCTGGCTGATCAGGCCCAGCTTGGCGCGGCGTGGACGCAGGCTGAACGGCTCGCCCGACTGTGCATCGTTGAGGCCGGCGATGTAGAACTCCAGTTCAACCTGGCTGCCGTTGAGAAGCTGCAGCGCGTCGGCCGCCAGCTTGGTGTAGGTGGCCTTGATGCCGGCCATGGTGATGGAGCTGCTGCCGGTGACGATGATGCCGTGCGGGCTCAGCAGGTAGTCGGTACCGGCCACCAGAGCAGCATCGGCGGCGGTGACGATTACCGGGGCAACGCTGAGATCTGGCAGGTTTTTGAACGGGATCAACTCGCCTTCCACGCCGGCACAGGCCAGCACTTCGGCAATGACCTCACCCGCCGCTACCGCAGTGATAGTGGCGCGGGTTACGCGGGCGACGTTGACGGCGGTGAGGTCGTACATGCCGATCGCAGCCGTGACATCGGTCACCACTTCGCGCACGTTGCGGTTACCGCCGCCGCCACGGTAGTTGGGCAGCTTGGTCTGGTTGGTGGCAAACGACAGGTTGAAGGTGTCGCAGTTGCCGATATCCAGCAACGGGTCGGCGGATTGGTAGGCGCGGGCGTAGATGATGCCCTCGCCAGCAAAGGAACGGTCAATCTGGGCCATGTGGCTCTCCTCGGATTCGATGATGTCCGGGGAGGCATGGCGAGCAGAGTGGCCTGACGGCGAGTCTGTTCAGCGTGCCCGGTGGGGCGATTTATTCGGGTTTGGCTTGCTCTTTGAGCCAGCTTTCCCAGGCGGTAACTGCGCCTTTGGCCAGGCGGATCAGCGCCTCATGCAGCTTGCGGGTGGCCGGATTCATTTGCGTTTAGTGTCCAGGGTCAGTGATTCGACCGGCATGGGTTCGCTGAGCGCCCCTGTTGCCAGGTTGGTGATGGTCAGGGTTCCCGCACCGAGAAAGCCATTTTTCGCGGCGTGAGCCGCCACAGCCTGGGGCACGTCCTGTTCACCCTTTGCGTAGTGCTTTACGCTCGGGCCGATCGCGAAGTTGAACGGTGCGGTTACGGTGATCTTTGGCATTGCGGTTTCCTCACTTGAGGGCTTGCACGTAGGTGACCTGCAGCGGCATGACGTGGGCAGCCCAGCGGCGACCCTCGCCTGGCGGCATGGGGGTTTCAGCCTGGAAACTGACGAGCTGGATGCCATGGGTAACCAGGCCGCCCTTGCTACCGGGTAAAGCGACCTTGATGCCCAGCCGCGCAGCACGCAGCACCAGGGCAGAATCCCGGCGCCGAGTGATGGCCGTGATGTTGAGGGTCATGCGCTCGCGCACACCGCCCGGGCCGATGCGCTCAACCTCCTCGGTCGCGCCCGGCTGGATGACGATGAAGTCATCCGGCAGGGTTTCGTCGTCGGAGTCGATCACGCGCAGCACGCTGTCCTCGAACACCAGGCCGCCGAAGGAATCCACGGCAGCCAGGCGCGCGATCAGCTCCGTGACGATGGCGGATTGCATGTCGGTAGGCATGGTCAGGGCTTCACATAGAAGGTGATCAGGTGGCCGTCATCTTCGGCAATGCCGTCGATGTGCCAGGTTTTACCGTCTGCGCCCCAATCCTGCGGATCGAGTCGCAAGGCGCCCTTGCGGTCCAGTGGCGGCAGCAGATGGCGGCGGACGGTGATGGTCACCGCCCTATCGAGCATCCCGCTGACTACATCCAGGCGCTCGACATCCTTGTCGAGAATGACCTCCAAGCCGCTGGCCAGAACGGCGCCGGCGGCGTTGAGGTAATCGGCGGTGCCGTCGTTGAGGCCGGCCATGATCGCGGCGTCCATGTCGTCCGTCAGATAGGCGAAAGACACGGTTACTGACCAGCGCCAAGCAGATCAGTCTGGGCATCTGTCTGGGCTTTGGCGTCGGCATCAGCCTGGGCTTTGGCTTCGGCATCCGCTTTGGCTTTGGCGTCGGCATCAGCCTGGGCTTTGGCTTCGGCATCCGCTTGGTCCTTGGCTTCGGCATCAGCCTGGGCTTTGGCTTCGGCATCCGCTTGGGCTTGGGCTTTGGCTTTGGCTTTGGCTTCGGCTTCGGCTTCGGCTTCGGCTTCGGCTTCGGACAGTAACCGGCCGGCTGCCTCTTGCTCTGCTGGCAGGCCAATCACACCCGCGACCAGCAGCTCTTTCTCCAGAGCTGCAGTTGGCGGGGTATACAGCTCGCCTTTGACGAAAACCACGCTGCCTTCCTGAATGCAGCCATCAGCTACCACGTAAGTGCGGATTTTCTTGGCCATGTCACACCACCTTGGCGTAGGCGAACGCATCAGGCTCCAGCAGGCCAGCCAACGGCGCGCTGATCATTTTCAGCCAGCGCACGCTCGGCTCTTGGGTGACCCAGGATTTCGGGAAGCGGGCCGCTTCGACCAGGCCACTTTCAATAGCATCCAGATCCTGAATGGCACCGTAGAGCATGGCATTGCGGGTGCTGGTGGCGCCCATGATCAGGCCACCGGACGGGATCATCGGTTGCTCATCGCCGGCCTCGTCGAGGAACCATTCGTCATAGGCGTAAAGGTCAACGCCTGGATCGTTCAGGTAACCGATATAGGTAACACCATCCGGCAGCTCTTCGGGCTTGATGATGCCCATATCAACACGGCGGGTATTGAGCTGCTCGAGCATTTTCGGGCTGTTGTAGAACGCGTCCAGGGCCTCGCCACTCAGCACCACGGTATTGGCAGTGCGGCCGGAGGTCTTGGCAATTTTGCGTTTCCAGGCACGCAGGTTGCCCAGCGGGTCACCATCTGCCGTACCCCACTTGTTGGTGGATAGCACGATCTTCTGGTCAGCCGGCATCAGGAAGTCGATGGTGTCATCAACGCCCTCGCCAACTACCCGGAGCTGCCCGGTGGTCAGCGCCTGGGCGCACATCCACTCCTCGCGACGGGTGATGTCGCTATCCAGATCGGCCATATCCTGGCCCAGCTGGTTGCCGGCGCGTTCAAGCGGAGTGCGAGCCGCATAGGGGTTATCACCGGCAGCGCGCTTGAGTATCAGATCGGCAGTGGTTTCCATCTTCGGCTGCACGTATGGCGGCGTGTAAGTATCCGAACGAAAGCCATCACGGCCGCGCAGGCTACCGGCCAGGCGCGGGTGTACGAAGGGCGCCATTTTGCGCTGGCCTTTGACGATATCGATAGCCACCGTCTTGGTCGGGAAGGTGCGCGGCGTGCCGCCGTTGAAGAAAGTATTCATCAAGAAGCGGCGCGCGGGTTTCATCTGCTCAACCGCGTCGAGCATGGTGCGGGTATTAAAAATATCCATCGGGTGTCGCTCCTATCAGCGGACGAACAGGGAAAGAGGACGCAGCGCAGCTTTCACGCTTGCCAGGGTGTGACCAGTGCCAAGCGTCAAGGCGGTACCGAGTACCTCGCCGGTAAGGCGCAACACGCCAGGAGCAGCGCCAAGCGTGGTGTCGATGTCATGGTCGAGCACAACCGAGGGCGCTTGCGAGCCGTCGCTGGCGGCGCTGGCCGACAGCTTGTATTCGCCACCATCGGTGACCTGGCCGAGCACGGCGCCGGCAGCAAGCTCTTGGCCGGCGGCAATGACTCCAGCCGCTTTGACGATGGGAAAGTCGCCGGCGCTGAGCTGCTCCGGTGCGTAGGTAGCGCGAGTTGGGTTAGGCATGACGGCCTCCTGTTAGCGGCGGTTTGCGCCAGCGACAATGGCGCTGACAGCGGTTTTTTGAGCAGCTGCTTCGGCATCCGACTGGCCAGCTGGGGTGGAGGTATCTGCGCCCTGGCTATCAGCCTTGATGCCAGCGAGAGTGATGCCGCGATCCTGCGAGGCCTTGAACAGCGTCAAGGCGGTGGCCTCGATGCTGGAACCGCCATCAATGGCCGCTCCGATTTCCTTCTCGAAGCCTTTGGCGGCGAGCTCGTTGATGCCTTTGATGCGCGCGCGCTCGCCGGCAACCGCCTCTTCTGCTGCAGCTGTTTTGATGGCAGCGGCGTCAACCTGCTCGACTGCGGCGATCTGGATGGTTTGCGGGTCAGTGCCAGCAGCGATGGCCGCGTGCAGCTCCGCCGTGGTTTTCACGATGGTCATGCTGAGTTTCCTCGGGGTTGCGGCCGACTTGGCCATTTCTGTGATTAGCGCCTCAAGCGAACCGAGCCGGTGCGCAAGGCCTGATGCAACGGCTGCTGCACCCACTCTCAAGCCACCGTGGTCGCCCATGGCAGGAACTTGATCGGGGTCTACACCCAGGTTGCGGGCTACCTTTGCGGCGAAGACTTCGCCAAGGGCGTTGATGCTTTTGGCGACCTCGCCGCGGCCCTCTTCGGTCTCAAGATCGGGCCGTTTGTTGGGGGCGTTACTGCTGGTGATCGTGTAGCGCTTCTCGCCATCCGCCGCCTTGCGCAGGGCCACTTCCACCACTACGCCAATGCTGCCAACCAGGGCGGTGTCATCAATCACCACCTCATCCGCTGCGCTTGCCAGCCAGTAAGCGCCACTGGCAAGGCTCCCCCCGGCGTAGGCCTTGATCGGCTTTTTGCCGCGGGCAGCGAAGATCATGTCGCCCAGCTCGTTGATGCCGTTGGCCTCACCGCCGGGGCTGTCCATGTTGAGCAGGATGCCCTTGACCTGAGGGTTATCCAGGGCCGCCTGCAAGTCGGTCGCCAGCTCCTGGGTGCTGGTCGCGCCACTGATGCGGGTGAACAGATTGGCGTAGCGCATGATGGGACCAGTGACCGGGATCACGGCGATACCATCACGCAGGGTTACAGCGCGGGTGTTGTCGAGCGGACGGCCAAGCCGAGCCTCAAGCGCCTCGGGGTCGCCCTGCCGGTCTGCGATGGCCATCAGGTTATCGAGGTCAGCAGGGAGCATCAGCCAGGGCCGCGAAGCAGCCAGCTCGAATGCACGTGACATGGGTTATTCCTCTTCGGGTTTTACTGGCTCAGCCTCAGGCGTTGCGCCTTTGGGTAGGGTGTAGAGGCCGTCCTTTCGCCGCTGGGTAACCTCGCGCACGCGCTGGCGATAAACCTGCTGCCAGGGTTCGCCGGTCATTGCTGCTGTCTCCAGCGTTTCATTGCTGATACCGATATCGATGCGCTTGCCGGCTGCGTTGGCTTCTTTCAATTCGTCGATGGCACCGCGCGCTGGGCCGATCCACAGGGCCATGCAGTAGGCTTTGCGCTTGGCCGGGTCGGCATACCCCGGCAGGTCAATCAGGCCGCGGGCCACGGCCTCGTCGATAATCAGCTCCCGGCTGGGCTGACAGAAGTCACAGGTCAACCACCAGCGGCGCAGGCTGTAAAAGCGCCAGGCTTGCAGCATCGCGGCACGCGCGGCGCTGTAGCTCGTGTTGTAGTGCAGCAGCAGCTCTTCGAAAGGCACCTCCAGCGCTGCACCGATCTGCTTGACCACGGACACGAAGAACGGGTCGAACTGCGCATTGGGCCGTGCCGGGTTGGCGATGTTGGCTTTCTCGCCTTTGCCCAGGTCGACAATGGCACCCTCGCCGAGCTGGATGTCGTCGCTGCCCGATGCATCATCGGTGCTGTACCCATCAGAACCTTGGGCCAGCGCCGCCAGCGTCATCTTGCCGTCTTCGAAGGACTCGGTCTTTTCGATGAAGACCGTGAACATGGCGGAGATAACCGCTGCCATCAGCTCGGCACTGCTGTAGCGCTCCAGCTTCTGTAGCGGCTCAAGCACGGGGGCCAGGTACGGCGCCCCGCGCTTTTGCCCGGGCCGTTCCTTGTCGGCCATCACATGCATGACCCGGCGGCGCCCGGTGACAGAGCCAAATACTTGCAACGCCTCCCACTTGATGGTGACGCCTAGGCTCAGCTCGTTGGGGTAGCCGCTGCACACGTGGTAGCGAACCGGCGCGCCCAGGTCATCGAAGTCGACGCCATCAACCAGGCGCGCACTGTCCAGGGCATTGCCCGGGTTGCACACACGGTCGGTCTCGATCAACTGCAAGCGGGTGCTGAAGATGCACCCTGCCCGCTCTTTATCGGGCGTGGCGATGAACACGTCGCCGCCCACCATGGCCGACACCAACACCAGGGCCTGCAACTGGTAATGGTTGAGCGTGGCCTCGGCATCACACTCGCGAGCATCATCGGCATACAGTGACCAGAGCCGGTCAAGCGCGCCATTGAGCTGCTCGGCGCGCGCCTCATCAATGCCCAGCACCTCGTAGTCGACCTGAGCACGACAGACCAGGCCGGTACCGACCACGTTGGTGCGGATCCGCATAATGGCAGCGCGGGCAATCAGGTGATTGCGCATTGCATCGCGGGAGCGGGCAACGAGCATATTCCGCTCGTTGGTGTTGAGGTCTCGACGGGGGCTGCCCAGGCCAGGTACCCAGCTGGCCATGCTGCGCAGGATGCGCGAGGCACCACGCCAGCGCGTTTCCACACCACCGCCACCGCCCTGGGCCACCACCTTGGTTTCGACCGCTACCGATTGAGCGAGCCTGATGGCTTCACGCATCAGCAGCTCTTCTGGTTTTTTGCGGAAAAAGCCCATGGTCAGATGCTCGGGTAGGTGATGCGGCTGCGGCCACGCCCCATAAGGCTGGCGGTTTCATTGGCAACCTCACGGGCAACCTGCGACTCCAGCATGCGCAGGCTGGCCAGTTCGGCGCGTTGTAACTCGCGGTCGCCCTTGCGTACCCGCTGGCCTTTTTCGAGGATGGCCTTGATCGACGCCCTGACATCAGCCAGGCGTTGTTGTGCTTCTGTCATGGGTTACCTCAGTGACCGCCACGGCTACGCACTCCACGTCCACGGCCAGTGGCCCGACGCGGTACTGCAGAGACGGGTTGGTCGTTGTTGAACAGGGTTGGCTGCATCAGTTGCTGCTCGATCTGATCCCACTCGGGATCACGCAGCAGGTGCGTTTTCAGGCTGCGCGCTGCATGCAGGGCATACACCTCGCAGTCCAGGGCTTCGTTGCGCCGCCCGGCTTTCCTTTGCCAGACCATCTTGCTGGGGATGCGCGGGTGCGGTGCCAGCACTTCGTTGGTCAGCTGCTCGTAGTAGTCGGCGCGAATCTCCGCGTACCAGTGCATGCGGCCGGGGCCGCTGCCTTTCAATCGCAGGCGCGAGTCGATCAGCGTTTTCGCCTTGTGGGTACCGACGATGTGAACCCTTAGCCCGTACTTGGCGGCCTTGGTATTGCTCTGGTTAGTGTCCTGCGACTGGGCGGGCTTGGAGTAGATTTCCTTGTCGCGGCTATCCACCGACGCGCCCTTGATGGCCAGGATGTTGTAGCGCTGGCGATCCCGCACGTAGGTGTAAAC